TATGTCCAGCATTAGTTCTTTCGTAAGATCCAATATATTCAGTATCTACTCCAAATACACTATTGACAACAAAAACACTTGTTAGATCTCTCTTGATAACTTCATATGAATTATCAAGATCGACAAAACCATTTAGTCTGGTTGAAATCGGATCGGCAATGAATACGCTCTCCTGATAACCATCAACAATACCAGAAGGTGGTGTGAATAATAAAACTTCTGTAGCATTTCTAGAAATTACAAAATTTGATTGTATAGATTGTATAGTATTTGTAATATTTGTTTTACTATGTTTTGTATTGAAAGATTTTATAGTGGATAATCCAGTTTCTAATCTATATCTAACTTGAGTTTCAACACTTGATATAGACTGAATATTTGATTGTACTTGTATTTCAGCAATTATATTTCTATGAGTATTCTGTATTGTTACTGGAGGAGATTGTAATTGCTCGTAACGAATTCTATCTTGACCTTTCTGATCATCACCTAATCCAGTCGCAGCACCAACCATAATGACAGATGCTTCGCTGAAGACAGAGACAACACCTGCAGGAGCGATAGATACTGGTTCTGGAATTTGTCTAATAAAAGTACCAGATGGCCAGAATTGTGCTGTTGTATTATTCTGACCTCTTTGAACCATTAAGAAACGATCATCCAACTTACGCATGTATTGGACAACTTCATTACCAATTAATAAGAAACCATTAGTTTTAAACTTGCTAGTATCTGGAATGTAGATAATTGTATCTGTTGGATCTGCATCAATTTGAAGAACAGCAGCAACTTCAAAGTAGTTAATATTTCCGAGAGAATTGTTTTGAATAATATTATGAATAGTTGTCGTAATCTCTTTAGAGGTTGCCATTCTAAAAGATTTGCTTTCAGAGAAAATATTAAGAAGATTTGCTGGAGTTGAAATTTCTCTAAAAACTTCAGTTACTTGATGCGTTGTTTCAAATATTTCAGGAGATCTTTGATTTTCAATGATTGACCAATGCTGTACAACACTAGCATTTAAATCTTCACTGACTGGTTCTTCTTCTGGTGTTACAATTGAAGTAATTACTCTATCAGAGTCTGTTGGACTATCAAAGAAAACAGAAGTGAATGTATTAATACCAGATACTTGATTACCAAGAACAGAAACACTGGATATTACATTTAATCCAAGAGATTGCTGAATATTTAACTTTAAATCAATCAAAGATACTGCAACACTATTTTCTTTAAGGATTTTGTAATTTCTAGCAACAATAACATTTGGTGCTTCTGTATAACCAGATCCACCATTAGTCAATTCTACACTAATAACTTGACCTTTACTTACTAATACGCGAGCTCGAGCTCCACCTCCAGCACCATTTGTTGGAATGAAATTAATTACTGGTGGAGTGTAATACTGATATGCTGTTGGTTGTGTGATTGGGTCATAACTACGTTGATTCCACTCAAGTCTTACAACAGAACCATTTTCAATAAAAGCAACAACACTAAGACCTTCTCCTCTAGTAGTTCCATTATATGGTTCTACATTAACCTGACCATAGTAAGATCCAGATACATATTCTCCAATTCTTTGTTCAGAACTAGTCAATACAGAAGGCAATTCTTTAATTCTTCTGAATTCTTCTTCGCCATCTACTTTAATTAAGTCATTGTTTGCTATACTTACAAAAGGTGTTTTGAAAGTTTTTCTAAGTATGGTTCCACGCCAATTTTGATCTGTTCCAGACAACAAAATATTAGAATCTGCATCTCTTTGATAAGCGATACTAGACCCACTAGGAGCAATAGTAACAGATGTAAAAATACTTTGATATCTTCCTGCGACACAGAAATAAACAGAATTCAATGTTTCATCAATTTGTGTTTGATTACCAAAGCAATTGAAAGTTAAAATATTGCCGTTCTTGAAGAAATTAGAAACTTCACCTATAACATTATAAGTATTGTCTGATTTGATTTGATAAGCATGGATCCTAGAACCAATTTTATCACCCATCCATCCGTAATTTAAAAGATCATCAACACCAGAGACAGTATTTAAAGTAACTACAGATTGAGCATAATATAAATCCAAATTGTAGTTGTAGAGGTTTAAAACTTGTCCAACATCTCTGCCATAAAGGTATCTTAAATCTACCTTCATTTGATCCGTAATCGGGAAAGTGAAGTAAATGTTTGGACCTATAACTTCATAAGAAATTCCTTCTTTTTGTAAAACACTATCAACAAAAACTAATAAATTATCATTCTGTTCTATATTCTGTACTGTTAAATCTTCTAAATCTAATATTAGGAATGGACCAGTTTTTTGATTATCAATAAGATTCTCATCAATTGTTAGTCTCTTGTAATTACCAATACCTACCCCAGCAACCTTTTCTACTGCTGTTGGTTCACCTAAGGTTTTAGCACCTTCATATTGATCCCAAATAGGAGGTACATCAAAAACTAATTTGTTTGGAGAAACTGTTCTATCAATGTAGTATGAATCTTGACCAGGATACGATTCATTAAATTTTGTTTCTTGTAAAACGGCATTGATTGTTAACAATAAATTTTCATCTTCTTCAGTAACAACTTCAGATCCATTTTCCCAATACAACTCAAATTCTTTTGTTTCACCATCAATATAATCTGGTAAAGTTCTAGTGATAATTGTGTTATTCAAAACATCACTTAGATTTTCATATAAAGAATTTACAGAAGAAATAACATCTTCACATTCTTGTATAGGTAGAAGTGGGTCATCAATAATGTTATAATTAGAATATGTTGTTATATTAGTCCATTCACCAGATTTATTTTCGTTTGCTGGAGTTGGATCAACAGCGCCAGGACCATCATTGATGATGTCTTTCATGACAGAGATAAGAGATTCAATTGCTGATGCTACTTCTTGGCAATATGGGAATTGAGTATCTACAGCAATAGTAGAATCCGTGATAAAATCAATTCCATTAATTGACTGACCATCAAACTCCTGCCTCATAGCAGTCTTTAAGTTTATTGAAAGTAAATCCCAAGCAAATAAAGTGGCACTTTTTTCAGAACTGGATCCCAAATAAGTTAATTCCTCTCCATATGGATATCCAGCATTTGTCCAATATAATCTCGAATATTCGACAACTTTTGCGTTTCCTCCAAATCTAAGTTGATAAACAATAGCATCAATAAAAAATCCAGTATCTCTTCTACATTTGGTTTCTGTCGATGCTCGTAATGAAGGATACAAAGCATAGACAGTTTCAATTACTTTTTCAATAATAAATTGTTTGTTATTACTAATAATATTTGACGCATCATAAAATGTTCCATTATTAATTGCGCTCAGATAAAATGTGGCACTATCAACACCAGAGAAAGATAATGGTACTACATATTCGCCTTGTACTGAAAAAGTTTCTCCTAATTCAACCCTAGCAGTGCTAGTTGGAGCACTAACATTTCCAGTGATATTTTGTGTGGAAATATCGGAAATACCAGCTGATGCCCCTCCTGCTCCCGCACCAGAATTAACTAATGCTGGTTTGGATAATGTAACTTGATTGATACTATCGATAGATACAATTTTAGTGTCTGGATCAAATGCTCTTCCAGAACTAATATGCATACCAATAACAAGATTCTCTGTTGAAGAAACTGTTACTTGTCTAGATCCTTGAAGATAACTGACATTATTATCAATATAATCCCAATTGCGAATAGCAAGTTTTGCTAATTTCGTTGCGTAATTAAAAATATCTAATGATTCGGTTCTATTGGAAGTAATATAATCTGATGATGTAAAAATATTGGAGTAATCTACTGTTTTCGTATTACCACCAAAACGTAGATCATGCTGATACGATTCTAGAATATATCCGATATCAGTTTGATAATCATCTAGTCTTGTACTCCAATCTAGAGATGGGTGGTATTGTTTACCATAACCAACTGCTTCATCAACAATAAATTGTATATTACGTTCAATTTGATTAGCAGAGTCAATCCATCTTCCATTTCTCTGGAAAATATTTCTGATTTTTCTAATATATCTGTTATTATATTGATTTTGTTTGAAATAGAATGTTCTTCCAATAAATGTAACGCCATTATATGGCGTGGTATCAGTACCACTATTACCAGTTAATTTTACACCAGGACCAAGTGGTGGATTTGAAAATATAATTTTATCTTGAGAAACTGTATATGCTACTCCAGGTTCTTGTAAGATACCATCTAAAGTAACAATTAAACTTTCCGCACTGATAGGAGTAAATGGATTGCCATTGTCATCTATAACTTGGAATGTTGTAGTTCCTTGCAGTCTACCATCTGTATCAAAATATCCATCAAATGGTGCTGCTAAAGTAAATTCAAAGGCACGACTTTCATTAAAATTAAATTCAGATGTAGAAGCAGATCCACTGCCAGTCACGACATTATATTGTTCTACCGATTGAATAGTTTGTGTTGTTACTTGTTTTGTACTTTCAACAGTAATTCTATTCTTATTTGAGTCCCAAAGTTGTATAATTGAGAATGTGCTTGCTTCTTTGTCCCCAGCACTTGGCATCTGAGTTTCTGCCGAGGTTTCTACATCTACTTGTCCAAATAACTTAAATCCAGATGGGTGTGTGGTCTCTTTGATAAGATCACGCCATTCTTCAATTGAAGTCTTTGACTTCACCACATATGAATAATCTTGGTAGAAGAAACTATCAGTTAGTTTTTGGTTAGATACACCAAGTCTTCCTTTATCTGATGTATAATATCCTAGATTGTCAAAAAAGCTTTTAATATCAGTATTAAATGTTGATACATAAACACTCTTTACTGTACCAGAAGCAGTAGAAACTTTACCTACGATTGATACATTTTCTCTAATAATACCATCTACACTTTCTAATTTAAGTAAATTAGAACCTTGTCTATACTCAGATACTTTTGCTGTTAATACTTTTACCCCATCAATGGTTTGTGATACTGTTTCTCCTCTTTGATATCTACCGTTAAAGTTTTTGAGAGCTACTGTATATAATGAAGAAACAATAGAATCAACCGTTCTATCTAAATGATATGCTGCTCCATTGTTTGTAATAGATACACTTTGAGGAATTCCAATGTCAGAACTTTCTGAATATATTTCAGTATCACTTTCAATGATTTGAATTTTAGGAGCATATGTATATCCTCTTCCAGGATTTTCTACAGTAATAGAAAATAAACTGCCGTTTCTCTGTACAACTTTAAATATTGCTCCAGATCCATCGGCATCAGTAACAAAAACTATTGGTTTTACATAATTTGATCCAATACTATCAATCCTAACACCAGTAATTACATTAGTATTTGTATCAAATAAAACTGTTGCGGATCCTCTAAAGTTTGTTGATGGGTCAACACCAACAACTAAAGGAAGTTTTTTGTAATTTTCGCCTCTATTTACGATTTTAATATTTTCAATTTCACCAAATGCAAATTGTCCTTTTGTTGTATATTGAATAGTTCCCGAACCATCCCATAGTGGTTCTGCTGGAATATCATAAACAAATCTGGTTTCGGTTACATAATTGATAGTTTTAATTTTTTGTAAAGGATCATCAATAATTTTTAAATATGCTCCATCAGCACTGACAACACCATTCTTATCAAAGTAATAGAAATTTAAAAAATTAGTTCCAGTTTTTACAGAATAATCATTTTGAGACAATCTAGACCCAAATCCAAATTTTACTTCAGTAAATGAACCCGCATTTCCTGGCAAAACTAGAGACGCAGTTTTTTCTAAAGTAATGAGATTAAAACTCTTACTTGGACTCATGTCAAAGTATGTTCCAGTCAAAGATGAATGTGATGTATCAAATACGTACTTGTAAAACTCCTGGATATCTATATTTGGGTTTGGTCTGAATGTTGTATTATCTTCAGAAAATTCAAATTTAAATTCTACTTCTTCAGACGAATCTATAGATACTAGTCTTTCTGGAGTACTAGAATCAAAAAATGTACTACTATTAGTTAATGGAACTGCACTTCTTTTATTAATAGAATAATCATATACTATGGTAGCAGATTGTGTTTCTTGATCATAATCTTTGACGTATCCAGTTCCCGCACTATTAAAAATTTGATACTGCTCACTAAAATTATATCCTGGTTTATATAAAGAAACTTTTTGTTTGTCAAAAAGGTCTACAGATTCTGTTCCTTCTTGTGCTCTGTCTACTGTAACTTCATTTCCATCTATAGAAACAATTTTAACAATCTCAGAACCTACACTTAGCAAGTCTCCATTTGCAAATCCATTTGATGATTTTAAAACCATCTTTGTGGATGATTCTGAAATACCAGCATGATCAATATAAACTACAAGACGAGAAGAACTTAAAGAAGATCCAGATCTTTCCAACTGATCATCATCTACTGATAGATAGTCTCCACGACGATATCCAGATCCTCCAGTTTGAATTTGAATGTTATTAACAATACCACTACCACTAACAGTTACAATAGCAGTAGCACCTGATCCACTACCACCAGTAAGTGGAACATTTGTATAAACTCCCACTGTATAATCAGCACCACCATTTAAAATGGAAGTTCTTCCAATACCATCATAATCAATGGATGATGATACTTGTGGGGTTCTAAAAACTACTCTTTGGTATAATCTTTTCCTCAAATAATAAAATTTAGTTTTTTGTGCGTCGTTTGGGAAAATACTAATATTAACTTCGTCGCCAATTGCCAATCCATGATTTTCAGATGTTTCAATCAATGCTACACGTTGATTAACATCAAAAGGTTCTAAGTTATCACTTAAGGAAACTAACGTAACAATTTTGGATCCCGATGTATTGAAGAGATTGCTTGATTGTAAAAAATAATCATCATCAACAATCCATGTACCAGTGAGAACTTTAATCTTTACTACATTTTGCCTGCTAGTGCCTTCTAAAATTTCTGCTGTAGCAATTGGTGGGTTAATACCATCAGTTAAACTAAGTGTAGCTCCTTTAGTATAATTACTATCTTGATCAATAGTCAGAATAAACGTTTTGATATCTGCTGAAAAAGTTCCTGTATTATTAAATGTTCCATTTACATTTTTTAATACAATTGTATTATCATCAGTAACTGTACCAACAATTTGACCAGATGCTCCACTTGCTGGTTGTCTTAAAGTATCATCTTGGAAAAGATAAGCATTCTGAATAGTTGTTAGTTTTACAACTTTATCTTCTTTACTCTGTAAATACTGTACTTCTTTTCCTTTTACCTCAGAAACTAATGCTTCAATATCTTTTCCTTCTGTGTTAAAATTATCAAAATACAGTTTTGAGTTAACAGAAAAATTGTTAGACGATCTATCAATAGAAAATGAGTTAACACTACCAGAAGTTACTTCTGCAATGGAAGCAACCAATCCATCTCCATTTCGAGACATTCCAGGAACAGAATATCTTTTTGAATTTCTTGGAATGTCATTTTGATTAATATTTGAGTTATAATTACTGTCTACTGGTAGAGAATAAAATTTTTCACCTATGATGTAAGGGAACTGTGGTACTTGACTACTATTAATAGTGATGAAGTAAGCATAAGTTCCATTTGGAAAATCTGGAGTTACACAAAAACGACCATTATTTTCGTCAAGAGATCCACTGCGATGATTGTACTTGTAGTCATCTACAAAAGATCCTAAAGGATAATTTGAAACTGCTGGACCATCTTCACGACCAGACTTTAAAGAATAACTCGAAGTCATTCTGACAATCGAAGATGATGCACTTAATGGATTTTCATAACCAAAAGGACCATAAATTGGATTTCCATCATAAGCAAATCCAAGAATAGGAGAATGTAACTTAGTTGCTGGTTCTGTGTCTGCGTTATTCAGATTGTCATTTAATTCTACCCTAAGTGCTTTTGGATTAGCTAACTGACCATATCCATACAAGAAAGAAGGATTATAATTTTCAAATAAGTATCCATACTGAGAATCTAGTTTTTGCTGATACTTATAATATCTGTTTTTATTCCATTCCTTCAGCATTGGTGTCGCAGTAGCTCCTTCACCAACAGCAACAATATCTACTTGAATTGTATTTTGATTATATAAAGAACCTCCAGATAATTTTTCAAACCCAGAAACTTCACCAGCATCATTAGTTGTTGCTACATATTCAGCAAATCTACCTCTTCCAGAAAGATCTCTGATAATCACTCTTGGTGGAGATGAATAATATTTTCCTGGATTTTCTACAACAATAGAAGTAACTTCACCACCAGTAACAATTGCTCTTGCTTTCGCATCACGACCAGAACTAATTTCAATTTTTGGAGTTGTTAAAAATGTATCATTAGTTTCAACAATAATGCTATCAACAACATTTCCAGTTAGGACTGCTCTTGCTCTATTAGCAACACCATCGAGTATGACATATGGAGGATTTACATAGTTTCTGCCCCTAGTATTGACTTTAATTTCTTGTAATTTTCCAAAGTAAATACTTTCGGTATCTCTATAACCGTAAAGACGAACACCATTTAAAAGAATACCAACATCCGCTTTTGGCGTGTTGTAAATTTCCGTAGTTGTCGTTGCTTGTTTTCTAATAATTCTTAGAAGTTTTTGATCAATTGTTGATTCTGAAACTTCAGAACGATCTAAAATATTATATGATGGATATCCTGAAGATGTGATATAATAATATTGATCATCTTCAAAAATAGCAGAAACATTTGTAGGAACAGAATCTAATGAATTCTGTACAGTAAGATTGGTAGATGATGACACAGGTTGCCAATCATTCAAAATCCATCTTGGAGTATTTGTTCCTGTTTTTACAATTTTGGGATCAGCAGTTACAAAACCAGGATTTGATACTTGAATTTTATCTCCAGTAAAAGCATATGGTTGAGTTTCTTTTGGAGAAACATTATAAACGATTCCCAAGATAAGAAGTCTTACATCTGAACTTCCTACGATTACTGGTTTGTAAACAGGAGTACCAATATCATAATTTAATGGAAATTCTCCTCTTTCTTTGATAATAAACTGATTAACATTTTTGTCATCAAATTTAATAACTTCTTCACCAATCAAAATCTCGCCAATAGAATCCCAACCTAAAGTCGAAAATACACTAACTCTATCTCCTGTGCTATAAGAGTCTGGTACATATCTTTCCAATTTTGTTTTGGTTGATACGCCAAAAATTCCAGAGACAGTTTCTGGTGCTAAAGCAATATTTAAAATTACTTCATTGTCTACAGTCCCTTCTGCAAAAACATTATCAACTGTAGCAAAAGCATAACCATATTCTTCGGTTGCTTCTTGTACAACCTTCTTACTAATTAAAGTTTTGGGATCTCCAGATATAACTTTTACTTTTAAAGCATATATGCTATTCCAATCAGAATTTGAAGTCTTATATGTAAAATCTCTTGGTTTATAAACCTCAGGTTTGTTGTCAATATCTTTTGCAACAATAGTATTGAAGATAAATTTGATGGAACTAGTCGTTCCTTTCGCTTTGTAAAACTTCTGAATATTCTTAATAAGAGTTCTTTTATCTACAGATCCCTTCAAATACTTTTCTGGAAAGGATCCTAGATACTGAGTTTCAAAGTTTTTTACAAACGCATATAAAAATAGATTACTTACATTATAAACTTTCTTACCAGCATTATGCGGAGCAGCATTAGTAGAAGTAAAATTTGATGAACTATAAAGATCTCCTAGTGTTGTATTGCCACTAACACCTCTTGAGCAATTTAAAAGTTGAGTCTCATTACGAGACTCATAAAAAATAATTTCATTATCAATTTTTACATAACCATTCTTCTTTGGGAAAGAACTAGCATCGACAAGAGTAATGGTCTCTGAAGAATTTGTAATAGATGACGCAAGACTATCATACTGCTTTAAAAGATTTTTCTCATAAAAATCAATATCTGCGTATTTTTGAATGTTGTTAATAACATCCAAAGTTCCACCCTGGACCTCCTGATGTTCATAATACTTCTGTATAAACTTACTGAAAAGTTCATACTCAGTAGTAATGAATTCTGGAAGCTGTGACTCAATTAGAGTGGAAATTCTCTTAGTCTTTACAGCAGGCATTTACTTACTCTTGGTATGCAGTGAACGATGAATTGGCAACGTCAACATCAAGATAAACCTCGCGGAGTGCCTTGATATCATTATAAAGTGGTTTTACTCTAACAGAAATACGATTGTCAAAAAATGACCCTTTAATTATGGTCAAATCATACATTTTCAATTCACCATTTACATAATCAATATCGCCAATATCGCTGTTTAGAACAACCTTTTCGCCTGTTACGCTATCTAGTCTATATAGGACAATTTTGCCAGACCTATCTTCTACATAGACATCAAAATTGGGATATTCAGTAACTCTAAACCCTGTAGACGACAAAACTCTATCATCACAATCTTCATCAAATTCATTCTGAAAACAAATCTCATAATATGAAGTTGAATTCAATAAAGGATAAAAATCTTTCCTCATCATGACACTGGTGAGGTTTGAATTGATTGCTCTGTCAGTATCATCAATTACACCAACAAATTTACTATATCTAAACTTACCATTGAACTTTTCAGTATCAGAAGTATCAAGATAAGACTGTACTGAACCAATCACTTTATCTCTAATTTGTGCTGGTGTCTCATCAGTTGCTTTTCTGTCATAATAAATCTTGCTCGTAATCTCAACAAAAAGAATAGAAGGATCAATAATGACAGGTTCTACAGAAGCAACAACATATTCTTTCATTTCAGCAATAATTTGTTGCTTTGTTAATGAAGTCAAGAAAGAAGCATCATTTGGTTTCAAAACAATAAAAACTTTTCCATACTCTGGAGGCACCTGATCTTCCCCTCCAAAGACGATAATGTCACTGGTGGCAGGATATAACCTACGAACAATAGAAGCATAGTCTTGGGCGGTTACAGCGCGGTCCTGTGCCCCATATGACTTAGGTGCGTTGAATCTGATATTTTCAACTGACTCAACATTCTCTCCACCAGCAGAAGCAACCGTATTCGTAATACTAGTTGTAATTTGTTGTGGTGTTACACCATCAGGAGTTTCTAAAACACCAGAAAAAATAAATGATCTAACTCCATTCGATGCTGGACCATTTGTTGTGATATAAGAAACCTCAATACGAGATCCATTCTCAACCTTTTTTCCTAGTACACCATCACCTAAAATAATCTCATATCTCTCATCCTCAATCTCATCTAAGAAAAATACTTTAGATTTACCATCAACATTGAGAATATTATCTGCTACAAGATATGGTTCATTAAAACTACTTCCGCCAGGAAAAACCTTGACACTAATTGTATTTGTATCAATATTTTGATTATCAAGAATAAATCTTTGATTCTTTAATGATGTATTGACTGTAAATGTATTTGTTAGTAATGTTCCTTCTCTAATAGGAACATTTGTAAATGTTGCAACATCATTCGATATTTGTGCCTTCGCATCATTTAGCACAACATATTGATATAATGTGTTTTCATAATTAGCAATAAATCCAGTACCCTTCCTTAATAGAAGTTCTGTATCAGTAGTTGGATTTGAATATGTTGCCGTGAAAGAAATATAAGCAGTTGGAGAAGTAGCACTTTTTGGTCTATACCCCAACTGCTTCGCAATTACTACTACATTATCTCGTAAGGTAGCAGAATCAATAAACATTTCATTCACCACCATATTAGTGTTGAATGCTGTGTAATACGTGTTATAAGCTAATGTATCTAAAAGTGTCGATAACGCACTACCTTCAAAGTCATAATCACTGAAGTCTGATGACGCCCTGAGATACTCTACGAGCGACTGCTTAATGTCTTCAAAGTCTAAATTGGCAACCTGAGTATAAGGCATTATCGTGTACGCTCTAATAGAAATTCTGCTGTTACTGGTGCATCATCTCTGCCGACAATCGTAAATGTTAGTCGAACTTCATATGAATTAGTTAGTTCATCTGGTATTACCGCAACATTATCAACTCTAACTCTTGGTTCATATTTACCAACAGTTTCAAGAATCTGTGAACGAATAATACCAGCAGTCGCATAATCTAATGGTTCAAATAATGATTTACGAATATCACAACCTAAATCAGGTTTGAATAACCTTTCTCCTTTGTTTGTTTGAAGCAATGAAATAACAGACTGCATAATAGCTGCCTTGTCTTTTACTACCACCAAATCATCAGTGACAGGATTGCTCTTAAACGTAACACTCAAATCTTTGAATGTCTGAAAGGTCGGCATTTAGACACAGCAATAGGCTGTTACTATTTATCACTTACCACAGAATCCGTCTGCCCACTCCGCTTGATTATCAAAGATTTCACCCTCCTTGACAGTCTTTCTCTTACCTACTTTCCTTAGATACTTATCACTCTCAACCTCAGTAATGAGAGTCATACCCTCATCAATAAAATCTTGACTTTTATCGACTCTACTGTTGCCCATTGTTTTTCTCCGTTTGAGTTTGCCAAAAATAATCATCAGTGTCTCCAAGGCGTCCCCATTCGACTCCTGTCTCGACTTGGTATTCTATGGTAGATACCTTGAAATCGGGCATCAAAGGCGTCTCAGGCGTGATAGAGAGGTCATACAGACGCATCCTGTTATTAGGATACAACGCATACTGACCATTCTCTAACAAAATACAATTGTGAGACTTATGCTCTTGAGGTACTTCACTTACATTATTATCTATTACATCAATATTCGCATGGTAATTATCTAAAGTAAACAAATACTGTCCCTTCATATGACCATAGTCCCTGGTATAAACTTCGCAATCCATAGAAGATACAAATCCTTTATTCATACAAGCAATACCATAATCCATACAATTCCAAAATTGTAAGTTCTCTAAAGATAAATCTGGAGTCGGCGCGTTCGGTGATTTGACGAATGCTGATATCGGTAACTTATCATACATTGCCCCATACTCAGGAAGATAAGTTTCAAAATAAAAAGCACGTCCAGGTATGGATTTCGCACATACCCAGACTCCCTCAACAAACTCCCCATGACCATCTTGGTGATCTCGTAGATATTCTTTACGTACCCAAACTTTCTCAGCAGGAAGATTGCAAATTAAATTCATCGACCTTGACCACGATAACGCTTCTTAGCACTATTACGACTACTGGCAGACAATTTCGTGTGCTTCCCTGATCCCTGACGTGTCTTCTTGGGTGTTGATTCAATCGTCTTGCCACCACTGAGACTAACTTTACTACGTGCCATAATTTAAATCAAATTGACTTCTGTATTATACCATAAATTCCTTATGCCGCAAATACACTCCATGATGCTTGCGCCATTAATGCTGGTGGTGCTAACTTATCACCTAATCTCATTGAAGGACTACCATTGACTAAAACTTTCGTAGATCCAACCGCTGCTACATCAGAATGAACATCCTTACCACATGTATGCGGTGTAAATGTATCACCTACCCTATGTGCTGGTAATCCATTAATGAAAACATTTGGTGATGCTGTAATACCTTTACTCGGTGCCCAACAACCATGACCTGTTGTGATATCAGGTTGCCTTGACATCGGTCTAAGTGTCTTCATCTAAAAATCCATTCTGCTGACTTATATAGTACGTTAATCGATTCGCTGCTGGTGTCCAATTATTATTGATCAACATAAATCCATTGAATATTGTTACAAATGGTGGACATGTATGCGTTACAATTAATGTAAAATTAAATCGCATAATCTCAATAAAACTTGGTTTCCATTTTACCCAACTACTAACTTCTGGTATTAACTTCTGTAAGTAATCATTTCCATACGTTAATACACTCCCTGGTTCTAATGGTACAACATCATCTAATTGAATCGGAATTCCTGGTGTCGGAAAATATTCATCCCGTATCGTATCAATCCCCTCTGGTATATCACTAAACGGTAATACCTTCTTCCCACCCAATAAACTAACACTCGTTAATCGATTCTGATCCTGACTGAAACTACTTACTACCTTACCATCTACTGGATCATACATCTGTGAATT